GAGCAGCAAGCGGATTAGGAAGCCTACTCAAAGGCGGTCTTGGTCTTGGCCTTCTTGTTGGCGTAGTAGATAAACTATCGGAGGCTTTTCAAAGCAACCAAAAGGTAGTAGATGCGGTCAACAAGGTGATGACTACCTTGAGCATTATCTTCAGTCAGATAACCGAAGCAATCTTTGGTGCGGTAGAGGAGCAGAGCAAACTCAACGGAGGCTTTGATGCCACGAAGAAGGTACTCGGTGGCTTGATTAGCGGAGTGCTTAATGTATTTGTAGGCATCATACAGGGCATTCAGTTGGCGGTGCTTGAAACGCAGCTCGCTTGGGAGAAGTCCTTTTTTGGAGATAAGGATGCAACACGCATCAAAGAACTAAACAAGGAGATAGCCCTCACTCGTGAGGAGTTGACCAAGACGGGGGAGAACCTTGCAGAGAGTGGCAAGATGGTCATCAATAACCTTGCAGAAGCAGCAAGCGAGGTAGCAAAGACCGTTGTAGCAGTTGCAAAGAGCGTTACAAAGGCCGTGCAGGATTTGGATGTTGATAAGGCCGTTAGTGATGCGGAGCGATTGGTAGCGTTACGAAAGGCGGCAGCCCTTGCTGATGTAGAACGGCAGAAGATTCAACTTCAGTTCCAAAACACCCAAGAGCAGCTTCGGCAGTTGCGTGATGATGAGCTTGTCTCACTTGCAGAACGTCAATCGGCAAACGACAAACTCCTTGCATCTCTTGAGGAGCAAGCGGAGCTTGAGAGGGTGCAGTTAAATATAAAGGTTGCAGCAGCGCAGGCAGAGTTAGGAATTGTAAACTCTAATGAGAACCTTGTTGCGCTGAAGCAAGCGCAGTTGGAGTTGATTGATTTGGATGAAAGGCTGCAAGGTCAGAAGTCAGAGGCGTTGGCAAACCAAAACTCCCTTCTTCGTGAGCAGGCAGACATCACCAAGAGCATCGGTGAGACCGACCAAGAGATATTTGAGATTCAGCAGAACGCTCAACTTGAACTCATAGATGATGCGGTAGCAAGAGCCGAGAAAGAAATAGAGATAGCCCAAAATGTCTTCAATCGAAAGAAGGCATTGCTTGAGCAAGAGGTAGCGGCTACAAAGGCAGGAACCGCAGCTCGTGCAGAGGCAGAGAATGCCCTAAAGTTATTTGAAGCGGAGAACGCAGCAGGTCGCTTGGCTTTGGAGAAGAACTTGCAGCAGGCAAAGTTAGATGCTATCAAAGGCGCACTAAACGGAATTGCTCAACTCGTAGGTGAGAATACGTTACTCGGTAAAGGCATAGCGTTAGCGCAGGTAGCCATTGACACCTATACGGGTGCTACAAAGGCTCTCGCGCAGGGCGGTATGTTTGGTTACATAGGAGCAGCAGGAATCATCGCAACGGGTATTGCAAACGCAAGGAAGATAACCGCTACGCAAGTGCCTACTGAATCGGGTGGTGGTGGCAGCAGCCCTGCCATAACAAACACGATCTCGCAGCCCTCTACCCCTGCGCAGTTTAACATCGTAGGGCAGTCTAACCTTAACCAACTTGCGCAGAGCATAGGCGGTCAGTTTCAGCAGCCCATCCGTGCTTATGTCGTAGGGCAGGATGTAACGACCTCACAACAACTACAACGCCAAAGAGTAAAAACCGCAACATTCGGATGATGAAACTAATTGAACTTATACTTGATGAATCAATGCTGCTCACGGGCATTGACGCAATCTCCCTTGTAGAATACCCTGCGATTGAGGAGGACTTCATTGCGCTCAACTCACAAAGGGTTGAGTTCGCCACGCAGAGCGATGAGAAGCGCATCCTTATGGGAGCAGCACTCGTACCCAACAAACCCATCTACCGAGCAGAGGGGCAGGAGGAGTTCTACGTTTACTTCAGCGAAGCCACCATCCGCAAAGCAAGCGAGATGTTCTTTCAGAAGTCCAAGCAGAACAACGCTACCCTTGAACACGAGGTAGGCATCAACGGCCTCACGGTTGTAGAGTCGTGGATCATTGAGGATGAGATACACGACAAGAGCAAGAAGTATGGCTTTGATTTGCCCGTAGGCACTTGGATGGTATCTATGAAAGTCAACAACCCCGAAATTTGGACAAACTTTGTCAAGACAGGAAAGGTCAAAGGCTTCTCTATTGAGGGCTACTTCGTGGACAAGCTAAACCTTGCCAAGCAAGAGATGGCGCAGATAGAGGAGCAGGAAGCAGCGTTGATGCTTGCGCAGATTGTCGCTATCATAAAAAGAGATGGTCGTAAGAAGTCGGGAACACGCACCGAGATGGAGTCGTTCTCTGACTACCCCGATGCGGTAAAGAACAACGCCAAGCGTGGCATTGAACTAAACGAGAAGAACGGCAACAAGTGTGCAACGCCTGTCGGTAAGGTAAGAGCGCAGCAGCTCGCACAAGGCAAGCCCGTATCTGTTGAGACCATTACACGGATGTACTCGTACTTATCGCGAGCCGAAGAATACTACGATGAGAACGACACGCAAGCCTGCGGCACAATATCGTTCCTTCTATGGGGCGGTCTTGCAGGTAAGCGTTGGGCAGAATCCAAACTAAAAGAACTTGGCAATGTATAGACCAATGAAACTGCCCGTTGCTTCACCGAGAGGTGGCAGGCGGGGATGCTTGTGTAAAGACAACACCTACAAGTCTAACTGCTGCGATGGCTCTCTTGCAGCGCAAGGTATAGGCTCGTTAGTGGGTCAAGGCACAAGCGTAAGGATACGAGGCGAGGAGTGGCAGACCATCAATACCCTATGGGAGTCAACAAATACTCTATGGCAAGACCTCTAAAAATGTTACAAATAATCAAAACCCCTTTAATTAGTTAGATATGAAAGCAAACAATATCCTAAACCGCATCCTTGCCGAACTGTCCTCCATCCGTGAGGTTAAGTTTGAGCAGATGACACTTGAGAACGGAGCCGTTCTTGAGGCAGAATCATTTGAAGCAGGTAACGAAGTCTTTGTCATTAGTGGCGATGACCGAGTGGCTGCTCCTGTTGGCGAACACCTCCTTGAAGATGGTCGTGTACTCGTTATCACCGAAGAAGGCGTAATCGCTGAAATTAAAGAAGCTGCTGCCGAAGCAGAGGAAGTAGAAGTTGAGGTTGAGGCCGCAGTATCTACCGAACTTGCAGAGGAAGTAGAAGAAGCCCCTGCGGTTGTTGCAATCATCGAGAAGGTTCTCGAGGAGATTGCAATGATGCGCGAGGAGATGAAAGGAATGCGTGAGGAGATGGGCGGCTACGCCAAGAAGGAGGAGATGTCAGCTATCAAGGCTGAACTATCTGCCGCACCTGCTGCGAAGCCCATCAAACATAATCCCGAAACAAAGCAAGTCCAAAAGATGAGTTCTAACCGCCCCGAAAGAGCGATTGACCGAGTCCTTGCACGAATCAACAGTTAATAAATAAAAAAATGGCTACAACTACTTCAATCACAACAAACTACGCAGGAGCGTTTGCAAGCAAGTATATCTCTGCTGCACTTCTTTCTGCTAACACGCTTGACAAAGGTCTCATCGAGATTCTTCCAAACGTAAACTACCGCACCACCCTTCAGAAGGTGAACACAAACGACATCGTAAAAGATGCAACTTGTGATTTTGATGCAACTTCTACCTTGACTTTGACCGACCGCGTTCTTGAGGTTGAGCCATTCCAAGTGAACTTGCAACTTTGCAAGAAGGACTACTACGATTCTTGGATTGGTGGTCAGATGGGCTTCTCTGCCTACGATAGCATCCCTGCTTCTTTTGCTGACTTCCTTATCGCCCACGTTGCCGCAAAGACCTCACAGAAGATTGAGCAGAACATTTGGAACGGAACTGCTGCTTCAGCAGGTGAGTTCAGCGGATTCCTTTCTTTGATGACTGCCGACTCTGACGTTATTGACGTAACCGCTACCACCGTGACTGCTGCTAACGTAATCACGGAGCTTGGTAAAGTTGCTGATGCTATCCCTTCTGCCCTTTACGGAAAAGAAGACCTGCAAATCTTTGTCCCACAAAACGTAGCGAAGGCTTATGTACGCGCTCTTGGTGGATTCGGAACTTCAGGTCTTGGAGCCAACGGTGTTGACAACAAAGGCACAATGTGGTATGGTCAAGGAGATTTGTTCTTTGACGGCATCAAGGTTGTTATGTGTAACGGTCTTCCTTCTAACAAGATGGTCGCTGCTCAAGCAAGCAATATGTTCTTCGGAACAGGTCTTTTGAACGAGCGCAACGAAGTTCGTGTACTTGATATGGCTGACCTTGACGGTTCAGACAACATCCGCGTAATCCTTCGCTTCTTCGCAGGAGTTCAGTACGGAATCGGAGCTGACGTAGTCCTTTACTCTTAATCCGAGTTAATGTAAATCAAGAGGGGGCTTGGGCTATGTCCTCGCCCTCTTTTTTAATTCTAATAAAACAAAGAAACAATGGCTTGTGATTTAACAAAAGGCAGGGCGGTACCCTGTAAAGACGTAGTAGGTGGCATTTATGCCGTGTACTTTGTAGACTTCGGTGACTTGGGTACTGTTACCCTCACCAACGATGAGATTACCAACATCAGTGGTACTTTCTCTGCTTACCAATACCTTGTGAAAGGCAATAGCTCTTTTGAGCAAACCTTTAACTCAAGCCGTGAGAATGGTACAACCTTCTTCACGCAGACTTTGAATCTTACGTTGACCAAACTCACAAAGGAGGACAACAAAGAATTAAAGCTGCTTGCTTATGGTCGGCCTTACGTGGTCGTTCAAGACTACAACGGCAACGCCTTTATGATGGGTCTGAACTACGGAGCCGAAGTAACAGGTGGAACGATTGTAACGGGTGCTGCTATGGGTGACCTATCGGGCTACACTTTGACAATGGAGGGACAGGAGCAACTTCCTGCTAACTTCATTGCAGGTGCTACTACTGCCAATCCATTCGCAGGACTTGCAGGT